CAGAAATCTCTGGGCGTGAATACGAAATTGAGCCGTACGCCATGACCGATGATGTGCTATACCTGATTGACAACATCAGCATAGGTCAGGAGGAAATACTTCGTCACCTTACTGTGGATCGGGTGGAAGCCCGCATGAAGGCGCAGCAAGAGGCTGACGAAGAGTAGGTCATAGGGCGGGCCACCCTCCAAACCCCTGATCCCTCACCTGCCGGGGGGGTGCGTCCCGCCTACTTTTCCACTCTTTTCATACGCAAAGAAAAACCAGAAAAGGTATAAATACTATGGATATGTCAAGATTCAGCGACGATGAGCTTGAGTTGTTCCATGACCTTATTGGTCGCATTGAGGACTTCCTGGACATGGAAGAGCCAACCTTTATTCGTGCGTATGACCAAGATGCAGAAGTTTTTTTGCCGCTTTCCAGTGGAGGATCGGTGGCATCAATCCACTATACGGGCGATGGGATAATCATCCGTAGCGTGGTGGCAGGTGAGGTTGAATATCGCACCCTGAATGGTGAGCCAGCCAAGATGACGGCTGACTATATAAGGGCCAGAACCGTAGATACCTACCAGCGGGCGCAGGAGCGGGCGGATGACGCTTATGCTATTGTCCAAGAACGCGGGTGGAACACGAAGGACAACTCAGATGGCAACAACTAAGGATGTCTCAAAAACCAAAGGCGGACGGCTCCTATACCGGGGCGAAACCTTCAGCGGCTACAACGAGCCAAAAAGGACACCGGGGGAGCGTAAGAAGTTTGCGGTGCTGGCGAAGAAAGGGGACGAAGTGAAGCTGGTGCGATTTGGTGATCCAGATATGCGGATCAAGAAAAGTGACCCAGAGCGCAGGGCATCATTCCGTGCCCGCCACAAGTGCGATACAGCGAAGGATGTGTTCACAGCCCGCTACTGGTCCTGCAAAATGTGGTGATCGACTATGATTCCGTGGTTCATCAAAAGTGTGCCCGAGAAAATTAAACCATTGCCGCCGGAGCAGATTCCGGTAGCAAGGCTTGTACAACCAACGACGCTGCCAACAGCGAAACAAACCATGCTTAAAACTCTTCTTAATCGAATGAAAGAAGCCTCTACGTGGGCTGGACTTGCAATCATTGCACAGTTCGTGCCGCTTGAGGTTGGTGAGCTCCAGGTGATCTGGGAGGCACTTGCTGCGCTTGCCGCTGTTGCCGCCATCTTCATCCCGGAGGGCAAGGCTCAAGAAGCCGAGCAGGGTTGACACTTATTAACAATTCTCCGTATATTTGCGGAACCCAATCACTGAACCATGTTCTGTGACGCAAGCCTATCGGAAGTGCAAGAGTTCTCCCTGTCTCGTCACGGGGGGGACCTTGCGCTGTCTGATAACTTTACGCTGGGCGAGTTTGCTTGCCATGATGGATCGGATCACGTTTTGATCCACCCGTCTCTTGTGGCTCTGCTTCAAACCATCAGGACGCACTTTGGGAAGCCTGTGAAGATCCTATCTGCATACAGGACACCCGAATACAATGCGAAGATCGGTGGTGCGAAGAACAGTACGCATAAGAAGGGCATGGCTGCGGACATAACCATACGGGGAGTCAGCCTTAAGAAGATCGCGGATTTTGCCGAGGATCTTGATGTGGGCGGAATTGGAGTATACCCCGATAACCACTTTGTACATCTTGACGTATGGCGCAGTATGCGTCGGTGGAAAGGGTAATGGAACAATGGCAGGAGAGGGCAGAAGAACTTTATCGCAACACTCGCCTGTCAATACGCGAGATCGCTGATACGGTCGGCATAGCAAAATCAACGCTACATGACCATCTGAAGGCAAATGGCATCAAGCGTGGCCATCCGAAGATACTTGTCTTTGACATTGAAACGGCCCCTGGTACGTGCTTCTATTGGCGTAGAAAGACAACGTACATCAACAAGGACATGATCATTGAGAAGCCGGGTAAGGTCCTGTCTTGGGCCGCAAAGTGGCTGGGCCATGAGGATGTCATGGCGGAGACGCTACTTGATCACGGCAATCTGCATGATGACTTTGCCCTGTGCGAGTCCCTGTGGCAACTCCTTGACAAGGCGGATATTGTCATCGCTCACAACGGCGACCGATTTGACATCAAGATGATGAACGCTCGGTTCCTGATGCACAATCTGCCACCAACGAGTCCATACGCCAGCATTGATACGCTGAAGATTGCCCGTCGCTACTTTGGATTTGATTCAAACCGCCTTGACGAGCTGGGCCAAGACCTTGGCATCGGCAGGAAGATGGAGCATGAGGGCATGGCCCTTTGGATCAAGTGCCTTGACGGCGACAGGGATGCCTTCAGCAGGATGCTTGAGTACAACGTACAGGATGTCCTGCTTCTTGAGCAGTTCTACCTGAAGGTTCGCCCATACCACAAGGCGCATCCCAATGTGTCGCTGTACACGGACAATGAGCAGATTAAGTGCGCCAAGTGTGGCAGCAACGACATAGAGCCAGTAGAGGGCCACGTATATAGCGGTGCGACGCGCTATCGACTGTACAAGTGTACTGAGTGTGGCGGATTTAGCCGTGGCAGAACGTCAGACAAGACCACCGACCAACGCCGCAATACGCTGGCATCAAGCTGATGTCCACCACTCCATCTTCTGGCCGTAGTCATGCAGAAAGATGGTGCGCGTCTCGTGGCCGCTCAGTGTGGTCGCAGATGGCTGAGAACGGATCCAGTCAATGCCCCACATATTCACCGCATTGCGAATCTCAAGGCAAGCAGGGAAGATGCGGGTGCTGTGATACGTATTCCTGCGGCTGCCCTCGGGAATGTGCTGCTTTGGCCCAGCGTCAACATTGCGGGCCTTTGTGCCATCGTAGGGTGACCAACCGCAGTTGTCCATCATGCGCTTGCTCATGTACTTGCCGCTGCCGCACAAGAACTTGTCTATAAAGACGATCTCATTTTCCTGCGGATCGAAGAAGTGGCACCCGCTGACCTCCATGTAATCGCCGCCATACGTGGACAGGTGGCGTAGGTATGCGGGAGATAGAAGCGAGTCGCTTCCCGTAAGGACCACATCATCGTCAAAGTTTGCAGCGTATGCCAGGGCATCGTTGAACTTGCGCCCCACAAGCACATTGCCATCCTCGTCGTAATGCTGTGGCACCAGCTTGTCCTCCACGCCAGATAGCAGCCCCTCATTGTCTGGCGTTTCTACAATAATGGCATCGTAGCCAAGGTCATCGTAGTAAAGGGCAACGCGCCGTGTAAGCTCGTGGCGTCCGTAGGCGGGGATAACGATCTTCATGGTATTAGCGGTAAGAACATGGTATGGTCAACCTGCACCGCGCCAGGAAAGTTGGTTATCGGCGTAATCGACAACTCTTCCTTGCATGATACGAGCAGGTCTTGGTAGCAGGAGATCAACGTGGGCTGCGGCAATCTCCGTGACGCGGATGCGTCCAGTGAGACATTTCTGTTGTCGTCGTACAGGCTGCCATGGATGAGCGTCCTATGGATCAGCCTTCCACATCCTATCGGCTCCCCGAATCGTTCTCCACTATACCCCTCCCAATAGCGGGCATCGTTGTTGTTCCAGTCCCACATATACAGGTCGCGGATGCCAACGTATTTTTCTCCAATGCGTATCAGGTCGGCGTACTGGTCCCACAGGGTGGGCATGAAGAACGTGTCGGACCCCATGATCATCACATAGTCCACAAGGTCGTGAAATGCCATGCTTACTGCCGCATTGAACTTGCGTCCCAGCGGCCTGTTTTCTATTTCAATGTACTTGTGGCCAAGGTTCTCCGCCTCTGTGCGCGTTTCATCGCCTTCTGATCCGGCTACATAGGTACAAAGCTCAATACCGCGTTCTGCGGCATGAGCCTTGTGATCTGCCATGTGTTGCAGAAATGCGTAGCGCATCCGGGGCCTACCCCAGACTGGTACTGCTATCCCGATTTTTGTCATTGTTCTGCTGTATCAGCATTCCCTTGATGAGAATCATATAGCCGATGATGTCATGTATGGCATCCTCAAAGGATTCGCCCTTTACAAGCAGTTTTCCGCTTTTAATGAACGCCCTGAGACGCTGCATCTTGTCGGAAACCCGTATCATCACCCCTTTGACGGGTTCTACGCCCTCCAGTTCCGACAAGCGAAAGTTGGCAAACGGATCCTCAGAACCAGCGGTGTAGTCATGGTTCTTTGCGTTCAGGATCGTCTGGATTTCAGCCAGCGTTTCCTCCATCATTTTCTGATACTCCTTCTTAGTCATTCTGCCCCTCCATCAGGAGATTTTTGTATTCCTTAATGAGGCGTTCATAGTCATTACGATAGTCACTGTACGCGTCAATGTAGCTCTCTGCGGACCTAAATGCATGAATCAGGGTTGAGTGATCTCGTCCACCAAGAAAGTCCGAAATCTCGTGGTATGTCAGTGTTGTATGAGTTCTCATTACATAACAGCACATCCTTCGCACCTCAACAAGGCGTTGCAACCTGCGCTTCGATGTGATTCTATCCCTTGGTATGCCATACAGCTTTGATGCCGCCTCCAATATCATATTTGCACGGTGTTTTTCACCGATAACTCCGGCTACACGCACTCCATTAGTATTCATCGTCTTCCTCCTTCTTGTCTTCAAAGATTAGTGGCTCCCTAATTCCATCAATGACATCCTGATAGTAGTTGGCATACTCCTGTGCCCCGTACATCATGTACAGCATCTTCCGGTCCATTCCCATCTCGCGGAGGTCAGTATACATATACCGCTGTGCGGTGCTTAGTATGGCCTCCACAGTAGCTGCTGAACCTTCCCAGTAGCTAAAGTCTGGGCTTGTTTTCATTCGCTCTTTTTTTGCCTCAAGGAATGCCTGTTTCATAATCGGCAGATCACCCATCAGCAGCTTTATTACACTCTTGCAAGCTCGGCTGATAAAGACTGCCTCATGTGCTTTCAACGTATCGGTAGACAATTTTTGGTGCCTCTTTTTTTAGTGGATTGCCGGGTATCCTGTGCGCCTTATACGTAAGTATGTGGATGTTGTCATCCTCGTCCTTCCATGGACAAAGGTGCGTTTCTGGATACTCCCAAGCGTTGTTAAGTGTGATAGAATCGCCCTTACGGGGTCCATCTATCATTTCTATCTTCAGGCTTGCCATATAGGGTTGCCATTCGTTTCAGGTTAAGCCAGGAATCGAGTTTCTGGACAACGTACACTTCGCGTGGGTGGCCCTTGGCCTTGTCAATGTAGATGGTCACAATGTCAATGTCACCAGCCAAGTAATCAACTACGTTCTCCAAGAACCACTTGGGCACGTATTTGTGCATGAACCGCTTGCATTGCCAGCGATACCAGCCAATGATGCCATCGTCTGCGGCAGAAAGCCCCATGCTGCGCCCATCGCTTCCCCATGCCCGCTGTGATTCAATGCCCTTTTCCTTTGCGGCATCAACCACAAACTTCTCAGCCTGATTGCCCCGTTCCTTCTGCTTGGTAGCCATAGATATTGTATGCAAATACGAGCAATGACATCCCTGCAAGAAGGTATGCTCCAATGTCGCCGAAGAACAGCCATGAGAGCATCCACAGAACACGGATGAAGGTGATGAAAATGACGCCCATGATGCCGATCATCAGCAGAAGGGAAACCATTCTCAGGTACTGATTAAAGGCGTTCATATCCACCATTGGTGTAGTACTCCATAGTTCGCGTCCAATCGCCCGTATTGTGATGATGAGCAATGCGCTGCATCATTTCAAGTGTTTTTTCTGTCCAGAACTCCTCGTTCATAAGCTGTGTCGGCTCGTCTGTCAGCTTCGTGCGGTACGGCTCCTGCGTTTCGATGTAGAAATGCTCTGCCGTGTGTGCCTCTGCAAGCCAAGAATATAGCCGCATCTGAATGGCATATGCCCGTTGGTTGAAGCTGGACCTGATGCCAAGGAAGTTGGATGTTGTCTTGAGGTCTGTGACGTATCCAGGGCGGCAGAAATCCAAGAGGCCCTTCCATTGCACTCCAAATGCCTCTGCAACGAACGCAACCTGCTTCTCGCTACCCCTGACTATCTCTACGAACTGCGTGTGCTGACGGGCCGCTGAGACGGCTTCTCGGGCACGTTCTGCAATGTCAGCAGAAAGCATCCGCCGCTTCTTCTCTTCGCCCAGGTTTATCAGCCTGTAATTGGTGCAGTACGGCCCAAACTGCTCAAGGAACTGGGCTACTGCTTTTTCGCCGCTGTTCTTGTAGTGCTTGGCGTGTGCCTCTGCCGGATCTACCCCTGCAATGATCTCATCACACACGGCCTGTTGAAGCGTCGTGCTTGGCAGATTCAGGTCCCGCGTCCATACAGCAAAGCGATTGTCGAACTCGGATGGCTCTGTAATCAGGCAGTCAATGACGGAGCCGAGAAGCATGGCATCGGACTCGACGTATGCGCCCGCTTTTTTCTGCGCCATGCCATAGGGCTGACCACGGTCGATGTACAGGGTACGCAGGTCCGTGCTGCTGTAGGCGTCAATGGCGAAGTATTCTTCTTGACTGATGTCGAGCCGCTGTATGCTCTTGAACGGGTTTCCACCCACGATTTCAGATAGCGTCATTCAAACCTCCTGTTGTTTAAGTCCGCCACGGGGCGGTATGCGATTACGGCAAGTAGTTCCGGTTGCATTGGTCCAAGGTATGAATCCCGATGCTTCTTTTCAAATTTAGCCCAAAGCTCCTGATCCCGGCACACAATCCTGATCATGTTGTGCAGGTCGTATGGCATATGGTGGTCAAAGTCGAGCTTCTTGAGCAGAACCTGTTCAATGTCGCCATCAGATAGCCCGTAGTAGCGCATGAACCCATCTGCCTCTTTTCCATCCATGATGCGACTTGGCGACAGTTTCCCTGCCCGCAACCCGTTTGCTCGTCTTTTTGCAAAGATGGCGTCCCACTCCTCAACGGTTTTTCCCGTGACGCGCCAACAGGCTGCCTCTGCCTCTTTTCTGAACTCTTCAAAGTGATTCATCGTCCTCTATGGTTTTCATGGGGTCCATGTCAAGCGCACGGCACCACCGAATATAGTCAAGAAAGTTGCTTGGGGCAAATCGTCCAGTCTCCCAGTCCTTGATGGAGTCTGCGTGTTTGCCAATCATCCTTCCAAGTTGCTTTCGGTTGTAGCCCTTTTTGAGACGCTGTACCCAAAGTTTTTCCCTGTATTCTGTGCTATCCAAGATATGTCCTCCCCCGTGGTCTTGTTGTTTGCTGCTGCTGCTGCTGATTCGGCTTTTTCTGCTCCGAATCCACGCGATACCACTCATTTGGGTCATCCATGTAGCGTCCCTGGTTGTACCAAGACGATGGGTGCGGCGTGAACTCGCCTCTTTTTCCTGCGGGGCTGTCAGCAAACTTGCGCGTCCTGTCAAGCAGGTAGGCAAAGTTCTCATCGCCATGCTCCTTGCGTAGGCTTATCAGCGCACTCTCAATTCGCTTCTTGGCTTCTGTTGGCTTCACCCTCCGTGGGTACGCGGCATAAATCGCCTCTATTTCCGATACTTTCGGTTTGTATGCTTTGACATCTTTTCTATCAGAGTCAGAATCAGAATCAGAGTCAGAGTCAGAGTCAGAAGTGACTTCATTGTTATTTTCCTGTGATTGTTTTTTCTGTCTGTACTTTTTTTGGCGTTCCCGTGCGTCTGAGCGCGTTTTTTGCTCCCTCTCAAGACGGCGTGACACGACTGTTACAATCGCCTCACCCGTAACGGGATCGTCACACCAAGAAATGTCCGCTACGCCCAGTCTGTAAAGCTCTTGCAGGGCTGACTGGATCTCCGAAGAATCAAGGTGGCACATACGTGCGATCTCCCGCACCGTGCCCTGGACCTTGCAATCGGACAGGTCATGCATGGTCAGAATCATCTCCAACCATGCACCCCGACCTGCCGCTGACAGCATTGATACCTTCGGATCTCTGCGCCAGTCCCCAACAAAGAACTTGATCCATGCCAAGTTCTCAGCCATTTTTTTCTACTCCATCTAAGATGTCATTTGGTGTTGTGTTTATGGCGTTGCACCACATCACAAGATGCTCGTATCGCGGTTCACGAATGCCCAGTTCCCAACAGGCAATTGTAGACTGGCCAACGCCAATAAGGTCTGCCAAGTGACCACGGCTCATGCCATGCTCTTCCCGCATAGCCCTGAGCTTGTCCATTCTAAGTGCTTTCATTTCTTCAGCTCCTCAATCATGTCTGAAATTGTTTGAGCGTCGCCATCCTTTGCGCGTTCAATGTATGACCCCTGCTGTGCCTTTGGCAAATTGAGAATCAAGCTATGCAGAAAACGCTTTTGCTTATCCGACGCTTCTCTCCGGCCAAAGCCGCCTTGCTGATGTATGGCGTTCGCCACCTCATCTGCCGAAGCGTACTCGCCGGTCCCGGCAAGGCCCACCGCCGCCAGTGCGCGACCGATTGCCGATGTCTCCGACACCTCCATTGCGCTCGTGCGGTTGATCTGACTGGCTGACCGCTTTTCCTCTGCGTAACCAGTCCCGACCACCATGCCTGATGGGTTGACTACCTCGGCTCTCATAATAACCGTGTCGGAGTCATGGTGGACAAGCGTGGTCACGATGCCCCATCCGTCCTTGATGGTGTACTCGCCCCGAAACTCGGCAACGCGAAGCGCGACCGTCTTGTATTCCTTGCCGTGAATGTTCACGACTCCTGTGTCCTTCTTGCTCATTTGCATATCTCCGATGTAGTGAATCCGTT